TATCTGAACTCTGCAAAGGCAGAAGGCGTGAGCGTGGCAGCGAACGGCGTTGCGTTCGTGCGCGACCGCCAAGGCTTCCTGCCTGAACTCATGGAGAAGATGTACGCAGAACGCAAGCACTACAAGAGCCTGATGATCGCAGCACAGAAGCGGTTGGTGGACTTGGACAAGAACGCTCCCGCCGAAGAGCGGCGCAAGATTGAGTACGAGATTTCCAAGTACCACAACTTCCAGTTGGTGCGGAAGATTCAGTTGAACTCCGCTTACGGCGCAATCGGCAACCAGTACTTCAGATTCTTTGATGTGGCACTTGCCGAAGCCATCACGCTTTCGGGGCAGTTGAGCATCCAGTGGATCGGTGACGCTCTGAACAAGTTTCTCAATCGCGTCCTGAAGACCGAGGGCGAGGACTATGTGATTGCGTCCGACACCGATTCCGTTTACTTGAGACTTGGCAAGGTGGTGCAGTCGTCCTTCAAGGGCGAGGCTGATACGCAACGGGTGGTGGACTTCTTGGACAAGTTCTGTGAGCGGGTGATTCAGCCACAGATTGAAAAGGAGTTCGCCACCCTTGCGGACTGCACCAATGCCTACGCGAACAAGATGGCAATGGGACGCGAAGTCATCGCGGAGGCGGGCGTGTGGACTGCAAAGAAGCGGTATATGCTGTCCGTGTGGGATGCCGAAGGCGTTCGCTACAAGACTCCGAAGTTCAAGATCATGGGCATGGAAACAGCGCGTTCATCCACTCCTGCCTATGTCCGCAAGTCTCTTAAGACCGCCATTGAGATGGTGCTGATGCAGGACGAAGCCACGCTTCAGGAGTTTGTCCGCAAGACGGAGCGTGAGTTCAAGTCTCTGCCCGTGGAAGAAGTGGCTTCTCCCCGATCCGTGAACGGCATGGACGAGTACTCGTCACCGCTCACTATTTACAAGAAGGGTACGCCCATTGCGGTAAAGTCCGCTCTGCTCCACAACTCGCTTGTAAAAAAGATGGGCTTGAGCAAGAAGTACCGCACCATCGGTGAGGGCGAGAAAATGAAGTTCATCTATCTGAAGACTCCTAATCCCATTCACGAAGGCGTGATCGGTTTCCCCGTCACTATGCCGAAGGAGTTTGATCTTCAGAAATACATTGACTACGATACTCAATTCAAAAAGACTTTCCTTGAGCCTCTACGCGCCATCACCGATGCGGTGGGGTGGAGTCCCGAGGAAAGAAATACTCTTGAGTCGTTGTTTGCTTGACCGCCTCACTACATACAGTAACCCCCTAACAAAAGGATTCATTATGGCTACAAAGATCGTGAAGGTTCAGACTGGCGAAGAACTCATTGCTTCCGTTACCGAGAATTTTGAGGGCGACAAGGTTGTGTCGTATACTCTCAAGAATCCGTGCATGGTTGTTCCCATGCCCACGAAGGGCGGCGGTGCAAATATTGCTGTCGTGCCGTGGATGGCATCGGTGAAGGAGCAGAAGATGACCGTTCCTGCTTCCTATGTGATGTTCACTGCCGAGCCTGCAACCGATCTTGCAAATGAGTTTAATGGTGCATTCAGCGGCATCGTGGTTCCGAGTGTTGCTCCCACCGCAGCAGGACTCAAACTCGTAACCCAATAATGCAATTAGATGTTCAATACTTGAAAGGTCTTCTCGCAGAGCGAAAAGACCTGCTGCGCCGTGAAACGCAGCAGATGATCGTTGACAAACTCACGCCCTTGGATACAATACGGGCTAACGAGAACGAAATGGTTCTCATTGACACGCAGACCAAAGCATTGGAGAGACTATGAAACTGAAGGACATTCTGAAGGCAGCAGGAAACAAGTACGCCACCGTAGCCTCTGACGGCTTGGAAGGCAGCGATGTAAAGGGATTCATCTCCACAGGATCGTATGCGTTCAACGCGCTGTTGAGCGGTTCCATCCACGGTGGCATCCCTGACAACAAGATCGTGGCTCTTGCAGGAGAGCAAGCCACGGGCAAGACCTACTTTGCCCTCAATGTGGTGCGCGAGTTCCTGAACTCCGATCCCAACGCGATGGTGATGTACTTTGACACGGAGCAAGCCATCACTTCGGATCTTCTGAAGTCCCGTGGCATTGATACCGACCGCGTGGCTGTGCTGCCCGTGGCTACGGTGGAGGAGTTCCGACACCAGTGCGTCCTGTCCGTGGACAAGTACCTTGAAGCAGACAAGGACTCCCGCCCCCGCATGATGATCGTGCTTGACTCCCTTGGAATGTTGTCCACCGAGAAGGAGATGAACGACACCGCAGAGGGCAAGAACACCCGCGATATGACTCGCGCACAGGTCACGAAGGCAGCGTTCCGCGTCCTGACGATCAAGTTGGGTCACGCACGGATTCCCCTGCTGATGACGAACCACACCTACGATGTGGTGGGTGCGTATGTTCCCACGAAGGAGATGGGCGGCGGCAGCGGTCTGAAGTATGCTGCGTCCACCATCATCTATCTGTCCAAGAAGAAGGACAAGGTGGACAACGAGGTGGTGGGCAACATCATCCACTGCAAGGCGTACAAGAGCCGCCTGACCAAGCAGGACAAGATGGTGGATGTGCAGTTGAACTTTGAGACAGGGCTAAACAAGTACTACGGGCTGCTTGATGTTGCGGTGAAGTACGGTATCTTCAAGAAGGTGTCCACGAAGATTGAACTGCCCAACGGCAAGACGGCTTTTGAGTCGCAGATCAACAAGAATCCTGAGAAGTACTACACAGACGAGATTCTTGCAGCCATTGATGCCGCAGCGAAGCGGGAGTTCTGCTACGGATCAGACGAGAAGCCACCAGAGGAGTCCGCCGATGGAGATGAGTAAGGAGCGATACAACTTCCTGATGGACAATTGGGAAGAGAAGTTAACTCCTGAAGAGTTCGCAGCAGGGTGGCATTGGTGTCTTGAGTGGGACAGTATGCTCGTAGGACCAAACTCCCATGAGGCTCTTGTCTGCTCCTGCAACCATCCCGCCATAGAAGAGTGGAAGGCATCAGAAGACGGCAAGAAGTTGCAGAAAGAGATTGAAGAACGCTCTGATGCGGTGTACAATACCCCTGCCACAGATGACGCATTGGAGTATTTTGAGAAGTTACGGGAAACTCCCGAGTACAAAAAGCGTCAGGAAGCAATGGATCGTCTGGCTAGACTTGATGAGGAACTTGGACTAAATGAGCCAAACCGAGAAGACAATACTGGCGGGGCTGCTTAACGACAGCGAATTCTGCAAGAAGACCATTCCGTTCTTGCAGGAGGAGTATTTCCTTGACCGCGTGGATCGGGCAGTGTTCCGATCCATCAAGGATTTCGTGAACCAGTACAAGGGCATTCCCACAAAGGATGCACTGCTGATTGCACTTGAAGACAACAAGGGATTGACGGAGGACGAGTTCTCCAAGTGCAAGAGCCTCGTAGGAGACATGGGGAAGTCCCCGAAGCAGGACACGCAGTGGTTGAGTGACACCACCGAAAAGTTCTGCAAGGACAAAGCCATCTACAATGCCATTCTTGAATCTATTCAGATCATAGACGGCAAGGACAAGGCGCGGACTCCCCATGCTCTCCCTGAGATTCTTTCGAAGGCTCTCGCGGTTTCGTTTGACACGAATGTGGGACACGATTTCCTTGAGGATTACGAGTCTCGCCATGAGTTCTACCACAGGGTGGAGCGAAAGGTTCCGTTTGACTTGGAGATGTTCAATGCCATCACGAAGGGCGGCATCTCTCCAAAGACCCTGAACATCATCATGGCAGGAACAGGCGTTGGCAAGTCGCTGTTCATGTGCCATCATGCGGCTGCGTGTCTCATGCAGAACCGAAATGTGCTGTACATTACCCTTGAAATGGCTGAAGAGCGCATTGCGGAACGCATTGATGCAAACATCATGGACATCACGATGGATGAACTTCAGGACTTGCCGCTTGAGATGTACGAAAAGCGGCTGAAGGGTGCGACTCGCGGCGTGAGCGGCAAACTCATCGTGAAGGAATATCCCACCTCCTTTGCGAATGTAAACCACTTCCGCATTCTGTTGGACGAGTTGCGGCTGAAGAAGCAGTTCACCCCTGACATCATTTTCGTGGACTACATCAACATCTGCTCGTCTGCGCGATTCAAGCACGGCAACAACATCAACTCGTATGGCTACATTAAGGCTATTGCAGAGGAGTTGCGTGGTCTGGCGATGGAGCGGGATGTTCCCATCGTGAGTGCCACACAGGTGAACCGCGCAGGGTTCTCGTCAACCGATGTTGACCTGACGGATACTTCAGAATCATTCGGCTTGCCCCACACGGCAGACCTGATGATTGCGCTCATCACCACCGATGAGTTGGAGAAGGCAGGACAGATCATGGTGAAGCAGTTGAAGAACCGCTACAACGGCAAGGCAGCAAACAAGAAGTTCATCGTGGGCTTGAACTACGCCAAGATGAAGTTCTACGATATTGACAGCAGCGTTTCGGAAGACCTGATGGATGCAAACATCCAAAAGGGTGAAGAGGACGGATACGGATCGGGATATGGTGCCAAGGACTTCACGGCGAAGTTCGGCAAGAAGCGTGACACTAGCGATTGGAATATTTGACTATGCTACAGAAGAAGGCAATCATTACTGGCGTAAACGGACAGGACGGTTCATATCTTGCGGACTTCCTGATCTCAAAGGGTTACTATGTGATCGGATTGAAGCGGCGAACCTCGCTCATCAACACCGAGCGCGTGGATCACATCTACAACGGCGAAATCACGAACTCACAGTTCAAGATGTGCTACTATGACCTGTCGGATGCTTCCGCTATCACGCGACTCATCCACTACTACAAGCCTGATGAGGTCTACAATCTTGCAGCACAGTCCCATGTCGGCGTGTCTTTTGAACTGCCTGAATACACCAGTGAGGGCATCGCAGAGGGAACGCTGAAGATTCTTGAAGCCATTCGCACGGTGAATCCTGGCGTTCGCTTCTATCAGGCTTCCTCTTCAGAGATGTTCGGTGACTCCACCGATCATGATGAACGGGGATACACAGAGAGCAGCCGTATGATGCCTGTTTCTCCGTATGCCGTAGCGAAACTCCACGCCCACCACATGACTCGCGTTTACAGAAATGCCTACGGACTTCATGCAAGTTCAGGCATTCTGTTCAATCACGAAAGTCCGCGCCGTGGCGAGACATTCGTGACCCGCAAGATCACGATGGCTGCTGCACGGATTGCACAGGGCAAGCAACACAAACTGTTCCTTGGCAATCTTGATGCGAAGCGCGATTGGGGATTTGCGGGAGACTATGTGGAAGCCATGTGGCTCATGCTTCAACAGCCACGCCCCGATGACTATGTGATTGCCACCAATCGCACACACACGGTTCGTGAATTTTTGGAAGTCGTGTTTGACCACGCAGGACTAGGCGATTATCGCAAATATGTTGAGATTGATCCTCGCCTGTTCCGCCCGAATGAGGTTCCGTATTTGCTCGGAAATCCTGAAAAAGCCAAGCGGGTCTTGAAGTGGGAGCCACGGCATGATATGATCTCGCTTGCAAAGATGATGTACGATTCCGACTTCAAGCGAGAGCAATTCAAACCGTAATGTCCACCTACATTGACAAGAAATACATCAACATGGTGTCTCCCCAACTTGAGCGATTCAAGTGGAAGACTCAATCACTTGCAAACTGCCGTTGTCCTCTCTGCGGAGACTCACAGCGCAGCAAGAGCAAGGCGCGTGGTTTCTTCTTCCCCAAGAAGAACGACTATTTTTTCAAATGCCACAACTGCGGTGCGGGACATTCGGTGTACCGATTTTTGGAAACGGTGGCTCCTGCTCTGGCACAGGAATACGCGCTTGAGCGGTGGCGGAACGGTGAGAACGGCAAGAGCAACTATGTGAAGCCTGTGGAGGCTGCTGTAGCCCTTCCAAAGGCACAGATACGGCTTCCTCCCGTGTCCACGCTGCCTGAAACACACCCTGCACGGCAATATTTGGAATCGCGCAAGGTTCCCCATACAGACCGCTTCTATTTTTCAAAAGCGTTTGGTGATTGGGTGCGCTCCATAGACCCTACATACACTACCGTTCCGAATGACGAGCGTATCGTCATACCATTCGTGAACAAAGCAGGGGAACTCCTCGCGGCGCAGGGACGCTGCTTGAGCGGTTCCAAAAATTCAATCCGATACATTACCGTGAAGTTCACCAAGGACGGACGAGCGGTCTACGGCGAAGATCGGTTGGATTATTCAAAGAAGGTGTACGCCGTTGAAGGTCCGATTGACTCTGTATTTCTGCGTAACTCTATTGCTCTTGCTGGCAGCGAACTCGCTCACGCCACTAAACTTTTCCGCGATTGCGTTGTTGTATACGACAACGAACCACGCAATCCCGAAATTGTACGCAAGGTGGAAGACGCGATCCGCAGCGGATACACCGTCTGCGTGTGGAACAGCAGCATTGGAGAAAAGGACATCAACGACATGGTGCTTGCGGGACGATCTCCCGAAGAGGTTCAAGCCATCATTGACGAGTGTTCGTGCAGCGGTCTGACTGCACTGGCAAGGTTTTCACAATGGAGAGTGCGATGAAGAACGATAACATAAAGGTGTTAGACAACGGATTCGTGCAGTATGTTGACCACATGGGCAATGACCTGACCGTGGTGAACTCTGCGCGTGCTTCATTCAACAAGGAGAGCGATTGGGAATCCGAACCTGATTGGCGAGGCTACCATCCTCGTACACTTTCCGAGAAGGACAAGAAACTCATCGGGTATCTTGCAAAGCACAAGCACTGGACTCCGTTCGCGCATCCACAGATCACCCTGCGGATCAAGGCTCCCATCTTCATTCGCACCCAACTCTTCAAGCACAAGGTTGGATTCACCGAGAACGAGGTGAGCCGCCGATATGTGAGTGATCCGCCGACCGTGTATTTTCCACATTGGCGCGGCAAGCCCACGAACGGTGCAAAGCAGGGGTCTGAAGACTTCATGCCCATAGACGATGCCTACAACACCGTCAGCCGTCACTACGAAATGTGCGTAAAGGAAGCACTGTTCTCATACGAACAACTCCTGAAGTTGGGTGTGGCTCCTGAACAGGCACGGGCTGTCCTGCCACAGGGAACCTATACCGAATGGTGGTGGACAGGTTCGCTGGCAGCGTTTGCGCGGGTGTACGCACAGCGCAGCGATCCCCATGCCCAATGGGAATGCCAGCAGTATGCAGCGGCATTCGGTGAGATAATCGCACCCATTTTCCCCCATTCGTGGGCGGCTCTGACGCAGAAAGCACCCGCCCCTGAAGCCTAAATACAGGGATGACCTACTTTAACGATTCATCCAAGCCCACAGAGCCACGCCGAACTGCTGCCATTTCAACTGGTCAGTTCGTGTCGGGTTCCGTATTTCGTCTAGTGCGAGAAATCCGTGGTTCCGCGTACTCTGTGGGCGATCAGTTCATGCTGGTGGAGAACGAGGATTGCCATGATCCCAACACCCTGATTCTGGGTGGGGTAGGTGAAAACTACTTTATAGACCCCCGTGGCAAGCCGCTGCGGATAGAGGCAGGGGACGCACAGATTGATTCAATTTTTGAGTTGGTGGCGGAACCGCAAGGGGAGATACTTGAAGAGGTGGGAGCAGAAGACGCTCCACCCCGCCTTGTCACAGAGGAGCAGTTCAAGACTTTCCGTGAGGGTCTTGCTGATGTTCTGAACGAGATTGCCGCTGTTCGCACGGCTGATGGAGCGCGTGGAGAACGGGGTCCGCGTGGCTACACAGGCGTTCAGGGCGACAAGGGTGATGTGGGTCCGCAAGGACCGCAGGGTGAAAGGGGTGAACGCGGTGAAAAGGGAGAACAGGGTGAGAAGGGCGATACGGGTGAGCGTGGACAGCAGGGCGAGCGTGGCGAA